CTCTGCGCTGCGCCGAAAGGCAAAAGCTTGCACGGCTCGCGCATCGTGCATGGCTCGCCGCAGCGCAGGGTCGCGTTCACCTGCTTCAGCGGCGGCTTGGTGAGAACTGCTTCGAGTATTTCGCCGTAGCGCGATTGCAGACCGGTGAACCTGATCACATCGAGGGAGGACGATACGATGGTCGATGACCGGATCGTGCCTGCAACTCCTGAACGCGGCGCGAAGAACGCGCAGGGCGATCTGTTCACCGGCAAGTGGCGGACCAAGCCGCCCACGCGCGGCAATGGATCCCACATCCGGCTGAAACCTCTCGACGACGAGAAGGCGGTCGTACCTGGCATGGCGTCGTACGCGGGCGAGGGGCCGGCCGGCGCCTACTGCCGGGATTGTGCTCACTTCGGCGTGGTCGCCGTGCAGACCGGCGTCGATGACGTCGAGATCAATCGCACCGGCTGCGCGATCTACGCCCAGCGCATGGGCCACGCCGCTCCTACCGCTCGCCGCGACATTGGACTTTGCCCGGCGTGCAAGCATTTCGTGGCCGGCGACGAGTCGAAGCGGCACTTCATTGTCGATCGGGCCGGTTTGGTTCACGGCGTCAATAAATTTCCGCCCGACCTGCCGAAGTGGCGGCCAACGAACAGGTCTGCGTCGGCCGAGCCGGCGATCGACTAGCCAGCCCCGCCGACAGGCTCGTCGTGCTGCAGCAGGAACCTCTAATCCGGCCGAAGGGTGCTCCCCAGCTCAGGGATTACCAGCGGGCCGTCGTTGAGCGAATACAGACGGCAATTCGAAGCAGCCGCCGTCGTCTCCTGGTGCCGTTGGCGACCGGTGGAGGCAAGACCGTGATCGCGTCCGCGGTCGTCAATGACGCGGTGATCACCGACAAGCCGGTGCTGTTCCTGGTCCACCGCCGTGAGCTGGTCCAGCAGGCCAGCCGCAAGCTCTACGACGTCGGCCTCGACCACGGCATCATCGCGGCCGGTTTCCCTGTCCGATCCGATGCGCCAGTCCAAGTCGCCTCGATCAGCACCCTGCACCGCAGGGCGGTGCGCTCTTGCGCCCTGCCATTGCCGGAGGCCGAACTGCTGGTGGTGGACGAGGCGCACCACGCGCCCGCGCGCACCTGGGCGCGCATCATCAAGTCCTACCCGAACGCCGTGGTGCTCGGCCTGACGGCCACGCCCTGCCGTGCCGATGGTCGGGGCCTCGGCGCCCTGTTCGAGTCCTTGATCGAGTGCCCTAGCATCCGCGAGCTGATCGAGCAGGGCTACCTGGTGCCCACGCGCGTTTTCGCGCCGACCAAGCCAGACCTCGAGGGCATCCGCACGGTCGCCGGCGACTTCGACGAGGACCAGCTCGAGCAGCGCCTCGACAAGCCGGTGCTGGTCGGCGACATCGTCACCCACTGGCACCGCCTGGCCGCCGCGCTCCGGACCGTGGTGTTCGCCATTTCCCGCGCTCACGCCGTCCACCTGCGGGACGAGTTTGCCCGTTCCGGGGTCGTCGCCAGCTACCTCGATGGCGACACCCCGGCGCAGGAGCGCGACTCTATCCTGGCCGGCCTCCAGAAGGGCACGATCGAGGTCGTGGTGAATGTCGGCGTGTTGACCGAGGGCTGGGACCAGCCCGGGGTGCAGTGCATCGTCTTGGCGCGGCCGACGAAGAGCTTCGGACTCTACCGCCAGATCGTCGGTCGCGGGCTCCGCCCGGCCCCCGGCAAGGATCACCTGCTCGTGCTCGACCACGCCGGCGCCACCCACATGCATGGCCCGGTCGAGACCGACGTCCTCTGGACGCTGTCCGACAAGGAGCGCGCCCGGCCGGCGTCGGGCGCAGGTGGAAGCGGTGCAGCTCGTCGGCTGGTCGATTGCCCGGAATGCTCGATGGTCTTCTGGCAGGCGCAGGCTTGCCCCAACTGCGGATGGCGTCGGCGGGTCAAGCCGGATGCCGTAGAGATCCAGGACGGCGACCTCGTGCTGCTCCAGGGCGGCAGGAGTCAGCAGGGCGCCTACACCGATCTGGACAGGCGAAACTTCCACCGTCAACTGCTGGGCCTCCGGCATGAGCGCGGCTTCCACCCCGGCTGGGTCGCCCATACCTTCAGGAAGAAGTTCGAAGCCTGGCCGCCGGGCGGATGGCGAGACGATGAGCCTTTGCCGCCCGGCGACGAGGTCCGGGCCTATGCGCGATCGCGCCTCATCGCCTTCCACCGGCGGCGACAGAAGGCCCGGGCGTCATGATCAGTACCGCCGACCGGGCGCGGGGGCACTGGCGCGAGGTCCTGCCGACGCTCGGGGTTGAGGAGCGCTTCCTGACCGGCCGCCATGGGCCCTGCCCGATCTGCGGCGGCAAGGACCGCTTCCGCTTCACCGACAAGTACGGCGACGGCTGGTACTTCTGTAACCAGTGCGGCCCGGGATCCGGCATCCTCTTGCTGCGCCGGGTGCACGGCTGGAGCCACGCAGAAGCGTGTCGTCAGGTCGACGATGTCCTGGGGACCGAACAGCGGCGCGCGTCGATCGAGAGGCCTGCGCGGACCAACGCGGCAAAGCTGGCGGCGACCCACAAACTGATCTCGGCGGCCACCGCGCCGGAGATTGTCCCCCGCTACCTGCAATCACGCGGCATCGCCGTGTCGTCGTCCGTGCTCCTCGGGCATCCTGACTGTCCCTACTTCGACAAGGACCGCTATCGGCGCAACATTTTCCCTGCTGTCGTCGCACCGATCCTGGCGCCGGACGGCAACCTGGTTTGCGCCCACCGCGTCTACTTGGCCGACGTCGAGCCGCGCAAGAAGAACACCGAGGTGGCGGGGACGCTGAAGGGCGCCGCCGTGCGCTTGCACGAGGTCGAGGACGAAATGGGCATCGGCGAGGGCATCGAGACCTGCCTCGCCGCGCACCAGCTCTTCGGCATCCCGATGTGGGCCGCGCTCACAGCCTACGGCGTCGAAACCTTCGAGCCGCCGCCTGGCATCCAGCGCGTGCACATCTTCGGCGACAACGACAGCAACTACACCGGCCAGCGGGCGGCGTACGCGCTTGCCCAGCGACTGGCCCGGACGATCGAGGTCTTGGTCAACATCCCGCCGGAGTCCGACACCGACTGGCTGGACGTCCTGCAGCGGCAGGGCCAGCCATGATCAACGGCAAGGCACGAGTCGAGTCGGCTGGCGCGTTCGTCAAGCTAACCCGCGACGTTGTTGAACGGATGGCGGCTGCTCGCCTGAGCCTCGCCGCGTTCCGGCTGGTGCTGTTTCTCATCCGCGAACACCTCCGTCACGGAGGTCGAGAGAACGGGCGACTTAAAGCGCCGCACCGCCAGCTCGTTGCCTTCGGTATCAGTGCCGGCCTTGTGGCGGATGCCATAGAGGAAACTGAAAGGGCCGGCGTTGTTCGATGTCATCGCGTTGGCGGCCGCCGCGCGACCCTGTTCGAGCTCACTTGGCTGCCGCGCTCGAAGAGGGCAGACGCCCGTCTGCCTCCTCATATGGAGGCAGGCCGGGGGCTTAAAGCAGCGGCAAACCTGCCACCTGATACAGAGGCAGACCGTCAAAATCTGCCACCTGATCCGGAGGTACAACTGCCACCTGATCCGGAGGCAGACCCCTGAAACTGCCACCTGACACGGAGGCAGATGGGCCAAAAATCTGCCACCTCAGACGGTGGCGCTATCTAGATAATTCTTGTCAGAGGGGTGTCTCTACACAGGAGATGTCTATAGCGCAGGTGAGGTGGCGCAGGAGGTGCTGACGAGTGGAGTCGAAAGGAGCGTCATCATGATCTACTGGACGCCGAAGATGGTCGAGGCGCAGCTTACCAAGACGGTCGCGGCACTTGGACAGCAAGGCTCAGGCACAGAGCAGCCGCCATGTCCGTCGTCGCCCGAGGGCGCGTTGCTCTGGTTGCTCTGGTTGGAGCCGGAGGACGCCGAGTTGCTCTGGATGCGGGTCGATAGCAGGCCGTGGAAGGAAATCTGCCGATACTTTGGCATCTCGCGGGCGACCGCCAATCGCCGAGTCGAGTACGTGTTGTCGGTCATCGCGTGGAAGCTCAACCATCAGCACTTACCGTTGACATGGTCATGCCGTTACCTGGTCGAGCGCACCCGCGCGGTGTCAAGGGACGTCTAACAGGCGCTGCACGAATGTGTGAGACATCTGCGAGGTAGACAACGCGACGCGCCGGATCGATTGATAACGCGAGAGGCGATGAGTCGATCATGCGGACGCTCAAGCCAAGCATCGCGGTAACGAACTTGCACACGGCAAAGCCGCTGCCAAAGAGAGCAGACAGGTTCTACCTATCGCGCGAGTGGTTCGAAGTGCGTGATCGTGTTCGACGTGAAGCTCGAGGACGATGCGAGGCGCCAGGATGCGGTCGAGCGGAGCGCAGGATGTTCGTTGACCACATCGTCGAGCTGAAGGATGGCGGCGCGCCGCTGGAGCGATCGAACCTCTGGCTGCTGTGCGGCGCCTGCCACTCGCTAAAGACCGCCGCCGAGAGGATGAGGCGGACCACGGAACGACCAAGGGGGGCGGTCGGTGTACGTTTTCGCTAGGGCAGCCAAAGCGCACCTGGTCTCATGGAGAGAAAATTTTCCCGTTCGCCAATAGCCATAAGGGCCGAAGGTCGGCGGGTATCTTAAGGAGGCGCCGTTGAGCCCCATAGCGGCCGAAACGCTCCCCGCGGGCAAGAAAACCGGCCCTGTGCACGCCGAGCCTGGCCGGCCATGGCCCGCTGACGCGGTCGAGCGGCGTCCAGTCGCCGCGCTGATCCCGTCGGCTCGCAATGCGCGGACACACAGCCCCCGGCAAGTCGCGCAGCTTGCCGCTTCCATCCGGGAATGGGGCTGGACCACGCCGGTTCTGATCGACGAGCAGAGCAATATCATTGCTGGCCATGGTCGGGTGCTCGCCGCCCAGCACCTGGGTTTGGCGGAGATCCCGGTCACGGTCGCGTCTGGCTGGACCGATGCCCAGAAGCGCGCCTACCTGCTCGCGGACAACCAGCTGGCCCTCAACGCCGGGTGGGACATGAATCTGCTGCGCGTCGAACTTGGGGAACTGCGTGAACTCGGCGCAGATCTCGCGCTGACGGGCTTCGGCGAGCTGCAGATCGAGGCACTGCTGCGCAACGTCACCACCGAGGCAGATCCCGATGAAGCTCCTGAACCACCAACAGTCCCGATATCAAGGGCCGGTGATCTCTGGATCTGCGGCCAGCATCGAGTGCTGTGCGGCGATGCGACGGTCCCGGCCGACATCGAACGGGTCCTCGGGGCTGGCCGGGCCGACATGTGCTTCACCGACCCGCCCTACGGCGTGAACTACGCGAACTCGGCCAAGGACAAGCAGCGCGGCAAGCAGCGGCCGATCCTGAACGACCAGCCCGGCAAAGGCTTCGAGGCGATGCTGCGCGTCGCCAGCATCAACATCCTCGCCGTGACGAAGGGCGCGATCTACATCTGCATGTCGTCGTCCGAGTTGGACACGTTGCAGCGCGCATTCCGGGAGGCGGGTGGTCGCTGGTCAACCTTCGTCATCTGGGCCAAGCACACGTTCACGCTTGGCCGCGCCGATTACCAGCGCCAGTACGAGCCTATCCTGTACGGTTGGAAGGAGGGCGGCGAACACTACTGGTGTGGTGATCGTAGCTTGGGAGATGTCTGGTTTTTCGATAAGCCGTCAAAGAACGAACTGCACCCGACGATGAAGCCGGTGGCGCTGGTGGACCGCGCCATCCGCAATTCCTCCCGCCCTCGTGACATCGTCCTCGACCCCTTCGGCGGCTCTGGCACTACCATGATCGCTGCGCAGCGGATGGGTCGGCGTGCGCGCCTGGTCGAGGTCGATCCGATCTACGTCGACGTGACTGTCGAGCGGTGGCAGGCCTACACCGGCATCGAGGCGATGCTGGAGAGCACCGGACAGACATTTGCGGAAACGGCTGCTGCCAGACGTGCTGGCATCCCGGCAGACGTTGGTGCCACCGAAGGAGCAGTACCGTGACTGGTGTCCGTGGTCGTCCTCCTCACATCCCAACCAAGGAAACGCAGGATCTCGTTGAGAGCTTGAGCGGTTTTGGTATTCCCCAGGACGAGATCGCCAAGCTGATCGGGATCGACCCGAAGACCTTGCGGCTGCACTACGCTGAGCAGATCGAGCTTGGAGGCATCAAGGCGACGGCGAAGGTGGCGCAGAACTTGTTCAACATGGCGTGCAAGCCCAATCGGGAGGGCCTGCAGGCGGCGATCTTCTGGCTTCGGGTGCGGGCACACTGGTCTGAGTACACGCCGCGTCCGCTACAGCCCGAGCCATTGGGCAAGAAAGCAGCAGCAGAGGCTGAGGCGCTCACGGCGAGCGAAGGGACCGACTGGAGCCACCTGGTGAACTGATGGCCTGGGATCTATCCGTTCCCGACTGGCGTGAGCGGATTCAAGCCGGCCGCTCCCTGTTGCCGCCGCTACCCGACCTCGATTGGGCACGCGCGGATCGTGCGATAGCTATCTTCAACAAGCTGCGGCTTCCCGATGTACCCGGCACCCCAACCCTCGCCGAAGCTGGCGCCGACTGGTTCCGGGAGATTGTGGGAGCACTGCACGGATCGGTGCTGCCGGGCACCCGACAGCGCATGATCCGGGAGGTGTTCCTTCTGGCGCCCAAGAAGAGTTCCAAGACTACGTATGCAGCAGCGCTTATGGAGACTACGCTGCTGATGAACGAGCGGCCGAGGGCGGAATTCCTGTTGATCGCGCCTACCGTCTCCCTCGCGCATATCGCATTCAGCCAGGCGCTGGGCATGATCGACAAGGACAGAGAGGGCTTCCTGCCGAAACGCATGCACATCCAGGAGCACCTCCGGAAGATCACCGACCGTCGGACCAAGGCCACGCTGGAGATCAAGGCCTTCGACACCAGCGTGCTCACCGGCGTGAAGCCGGCAGGGGTGCTTCTCGACGAGTTGCATGAGATCGCCAGGAACCCTGCGGCTGAGCGCATCATTGGCCAGTTGCGCGGTGGCTTGCTGCCTAATCCCGAGGGCTTCCTCATGTTCATCACCACGCAGTCGGACGAACCGCCGAGAGGCGCATTCCGCGCGGAACTGGCAGTGGCACGAGGCATCCGCGACCGCCAGTCGAGCGGGGCCATGTTGCCGGTGCTCTATGAGTTCCCGGAAGAAATCGCCAATGACCGCGGAAATCCCCCAGCATGGCAGGACCCCAAGAACTGGTGGATGGTGACACCGAATCGGGAAAAGTCAGTCTCGATCGCGCGCCTCGAGGAAGACTGGGAGAAGGCCAAGCAAAAGGGGCAAGGCGAGATCGTCCGCTGGGCCTCCCAGCACCTCAATATCGAGATTGGCCTAGCACTGAGGTCCGATCGCTGGGTAGGCGCCGATTATTGGCTGCAAGCTACAGACAGGACGCTGACTCTCGATGAGCTTCTGGCCCGAAGCGAAGTCGTGGTGATTGGTATTGATGGAGGCGGGCTCGACGATCTTCTCGGGTTCGCGGTGCTAGGCCGAGAGAAGGATTCAAGACGATGGTTACTGTGGTCGAAGGCCTGGGCCCATGCGTCCGTACTGGAACGCCGCAAGAGCGAGGTATCGGCGCTGCGGGACTTCGAGCGGGCGGGCGAACTCGCAATCTGCGAGCACTTTGGTGACGACATCGAGGAGATTGCAGCGCTGGCGGAGCGCGTCGACAAGACCGGACTATTGCAGGCCGTAGGCCTTGACCCTTTCGGCGTCGGCGCCGTTGTCGATGCCCTCGCCGGGGTCGGCATCGAAGGGCAGGACAGGGTGGTCGGGATCACGCAAGGTTGGAAGCTGTCCGGTGCCATCAAGGCAACTGAGCGGAAACTCGCCGACGGCACCTTCCGCCACTCAGATCAGCGGCTGATGGACTGGTCTGTCGGCAATGCTCGTGTAGAACCCCGTGGCAATGCGATCACCATTACGAAGCAGGCGTCAGGGTATGCCAAAATTGATCCGCTGATAGCGGCCTTCAATGCGGTCGCCCTCATGACCCTCAACCCGGAAGCCCAAGGGGAGCCATCGATCTTCTTTGTTGGATGAGGCCGAAGGGCAATCCCATCATGATTACGAAGCGCGCCTCTGGATCGGCCAAGATCGATCCGCGGATGGCGGCCTTCAACGCTGTCGCGCTGATGTCGACGAATCCGTGGTCGTCGCGGCTAAGCACATTTGTGATCTAGCCGAAGCGCGACGCATCAGGGGAATGTGACGTTAGGTTACTCGGACCGGATAATCGCTGGCCTCATGCCG